ATGTTCGGTAACCCAGCTGACACCGACTGACCGACCTCGGAAGTGGTGTTCGTGCCCTCGATAAATCGGTGATGCAGGTTCGGAAGGTTGAACGTCGTCGAGCCGTCGCCCGATCCGTATTTCGTCCCAATGACGGCAAAGAGCGCAGCATACGTCGTGCGCGAGACGGCCGCGCCGTTGCACTGCAGCCATCCCTCAGGTACGGTGTGAAATGCTGAAATCATGCCGGTCGGGACGGACAGCGGCTTGAGCTTCGGAAGCATCTCCGTCAGCGCCTGCTTGATCTGAGTGAGAGAAGGATTTGAAATAGCCATGATTTACTCCGTGAACGGTTGCGACTGGCTGCCCAACTTGGCGACAGCATTCGAGAGCTGAGAGAGAATCGTCTTGACCTGAATCATTTCAGCAGCGACCTCGCCGCCGACCAAGTGACCGCCCTTCGTAGAGCCATCGCCCACGTAGAGGCTCAAGGTCTCGCTATTGAGCGCAAGCTCGCCCTTTGCAAGCGTCACGCCTGCAAGCTCAGACGTCGTGAAGGTCTTCAGGCAGAGCGTCACGCCGCCGCCCTTGAGGTCGATCGACGTCGCGAGCTTCTGAGCCGTGACCGAGCGATCGGCCAGAGCGGTCGCAGGGATCGTGCCCGCTTTGAGGACAGAGCCCTTCAAAGTGTTGTCCCGCGCCCAATTGAAGCTCTGAACAGCAGAAAGAAATTCTGTCGTCGAAGGCGGCTCGGACGGCTTCATGCCTGCGGCATCGAGCATCGTCATGCGCATCTGATCGATGACGTGGAACCATGCGGCCCCCGGATATGTCGCGGGCGTGCCCGTCTGCGGGTTGCCGCTCGTCGGGTAACCCTTAGATGACAGAGTCGACAGGTCAGGCGGCGACTCAATCGCGCCAGACTGCCAATAGCCTTGACTCATCGCTTATCTCCGTAGAAAAAAATCACAAAAACATGAGCCGGGGCCAAGGCTCTGATCATGCACTCAAGAAGCGCATTGCCCCAACGTCCCAACGGCTCATCAACGCCGCAGGACACATCGAAATAGCGAAGCCCGCCGTCCTCTTCGATCGAGATGATGAGCGTCATCACGCTCGACCAGGAGTCGTCGAAAAGCCCGTGATCGACGCGGCTGGCGCACGTGAAAGGCTTCGTCGACTCGACCTTGGCGTGAAAGCCCAAGGTGCCCGCGAGGCTCTCGAAGAAGGCGGCCGTCAAGCCAAGATTTGATGTGATCTTGGCGAGGAGCTCCTGTCGCATCTGCTCGCGACTAGGGTCGGCGATTGCCGCAAGGCACTCGCTCGGAATGCCCCACTCCTCAAACCAGAGAGACAGCTCCTCGATCGAGGTGCGCGGGTCTGACTCCTCGATGACGGCGTGTGCGCGCTCGTCGACGCGGGCCGCCTCCATTGCGAGGGCGTAAAGCACCGCGTCAATCGTGCTGCCGACTCGTCGGGACCAGATCGGGCCTCGAGGGAGCAGCGCGTTGACTAGGTGCGTGTAGTGAGATTCAGTCAGTGCCATGCGATCACTCCCAAGTGATCTTTCCCGGCACGAGGATCTCTCCCGTCTTGGTCGGCACGTCCTCGATCGGACTGATGAGTCGATAGGAGCTCACCTCGCCGACAGACGAGATCGCGCGGTCAAGAGACGTGCGCAGAATCGGACCGCCCGGGACGGCCTCGGAGAGGATCACGCCCTCGATCGCGTTCTTGATCTTCGCCTTGATCTTCTCGTCTTCCGGGAAGACATCGAGCGTGATGTCGAGCTTCTTCGGAATCGGGGCTTCGACGTGAAGGACGGCGGTCACAGGCATCTGGTGCTCGATGTAGTCCGTGACGCGTTCGATCATCGTCTGGTTCGGGATGCCGTTCTCGGTCATCCCATCCGTCATGAAGCGGACAGTCACGTGGCCCTGCCCAAGCTCCTGCGGGTAGCACCACGCACGCGTGACGCCAGAGACCGAGAGAGCCCACGAGACGTAGTCGGCCTTCGTGCCTGCCTTCGGGGGATTCTTCTGTCTCTGAAGAAGGCGATCACGAAGCGACTCATCATCTTCCGCGTCGGCCCCGCCCGTGAGTTCGCCTGCTACAGACGTGCTCATGATGCCGGGCACAGGGCTCACAAGCGTGAGCTCCATGCCCGCCTGAGCGTTGCCTGCAGCGCCCGCCTCTGCGGCGGCAATCGGTGCCTTGAGCTCGACGCTGTCGGACGTCGTGACGTAGACCGTCTCGTCCTCGGCCTGCAACTGAGTGCCGCTCGGCACCGTGCCCGCGCCCGTGAACGTGACTTCACCAGTAGCCGCCGTAGCGGCCTTGCGATAGATGCCGTACTCGCTTGCGCGGCGCTCGAGGTACTTGCCCTCAGCGGTCGTCGTGAAGCACTGTCGAAGCACGAAGGCGATGAAGCCGTGAAGCGTGTGCGAGACGCCCGCGATGACGCGGCAAAGCACAGGCACCGTGCTCCAGCGCATGAACTTCTTGCCCGCACGGCTCTCGGCGTCAGACTGGACGCGAGCAACGATTTCTTTGAGTGTTGGTCTAGCAAAAGCCATTCTTTAACCCCAAACATCCTGAAAGCGGGCAGACAGCTCCTGAGTGCCGTCAGGCTTGAAGCAGGTAACTTCGAGCGTCAGCTGATCGAGCCCGCCGCGCTCTGCGACGACTTCGATCTGTGCGCAGACCGCATCATCGAGGAGCCATTGCAGGCTTTCCTCGGCGTAGGCCTTTGCGCGCTTGAGCACCAGAGGCGTGAGCTTCTGACGCTGAAGCAGCCAGAGCCTCGAGCCGATCCTGTCACCAGATATCGACGCGAAGGTGTCGCCCCACCAACCTTGTCGGGCAGGTGCCTTGACGCCATCGTCGTCGGCAGACTTGCGCCATGAAAAAAGGCTGATCAGCACCGCTTGCGCAAGCTCATCAGCCTCGAAGTCGGACAAATCAGCCGTCTGTCCGTTGAGTATCAACTCCATGTCTTCCTCACTGCGGTTTGCCCGTCATGCCGCCCGAGTCACCAGGGTGAACGTGGTTGTCGAGCGAGATGCCCGCAGCGACCACGTCGCCCGTCGTAACGAGCGAGCCGTCGACCGTAGCACCGGAGCCGCCGGAGACGGCCATGCCGCCCGTTCCCGTGATCTTGCCGACCACGTTGAGGCTCTTCTCGATCCTCACGTCGCCGGTGATTGTGGTGCTGGGCGAGTCGATCGTGACCGAGGCCGCCTTGAGCGTGGCGCTCCCGGTGACCGTAGCGACAGCATCACCACCGACTGTGGCGTGCAGCCACCCCGGCGTCGAGACGTCGATGCCCTCACGCGTCAAGTGAACCTTCTGCCCGAGGTCATCGAAAATCGCCACCTCGCCCGCCTTGAGTGGCTTCAGACGAAAGCGGCGGTCTGCGACGCAGATCACCACGCCGTGGGATCTGTCGCCACAGGGGAAGAGAGCGAAGACTTCGGCGTCTTCGTGTGGCTCAGAAGAGAAGCCATACGGCTCGAAGTGTTCGAGGTCGTCGCGCACTTCGTCAGCGAGAAAGCGAGCCTGAAGGCTCCTCATCTTCTTCTCGCCGTCAGCCACAGAGACCGTGCCTCTGGCCATCGCGTCATCAAGTCGACCCATCACTTCACCTCAGTCCAAACGCCCGGTGCCGCAGACTCGCTCACGCCCTCCGAGGCCGACGTCGTCTTCGGCTTCAACCCCTTCGGATCGAGAAGCTCGAGCGTCGTCGTCATGCCTTGAGCAGACAGCGAGTAGACCACCTTCGTGATCAGAAAAGCGGCATTGAGCCTCAGGAGATTGTCGTCAACCTGCACCAGGCGATTAGGCTTCCAGAGCGAGCCGTCGGACTGCCGCCACCCTTGGACGACGTAGGTCAAGCGCCGAGCGGCGGCAGCGCGGTACGCCGCCTCGAAAGCCGCTCTGTTCTTGCACGTCGTCGGAGAGCTGAGGCCGGAGTCTTTGAGGACCTTGAGCCTGAAGCGACCGGCAGCCGGATCAACGCCGACGCCCTTGTCTTCAGCGGCCGAGCGTCCGAAGTCCGTGTCTGTGCCCGCGTGCTGTCCGAGCGCGATGTACTTCGAGTACGTCTGAGACATATCGAAGGCCACCTGCGCGGACAAAATGTTCTCGCCAAGCACGAGAGCGTCGGTCGTGAAAGATTCGCTCGGCACTGTCACAACCAGATTGCCCGCCTCATCATCTGTAATAAGGAGGTTCTCTTTCGTGATCAGGCGCTGAATCGAGTCGAGGACGCTCTCGCCGGGATTCACGACGTGACCGGCGATCGCGTCACCCACACCCGCTTCATCTTTCAGCTCGATGCCGTATGGCGCAGCGAGCTCTGCGACGATGCGCTTCGCGGGAAGCTTCTTCCATTGCGTCGCGGGCTTGCCCGAAGGCTTGACCTGCGCCGCGCCCGTGTCAGCGCTTTTCCCCTTGACGCCCGCCCACGTATCTGACGAGGACGATGACGAGGATGAGGCCGCGCCCGGTTGGACAGGACAACACTCGACCAGGTCACAGGTGCGGGACTTGCCCTGCACCTGCACCGTGATCGAGCGGCCGTCGTACCTCATCGGCGTCGAGGTGACGTAGCCAGTACAGACAAGATCCTCATCAATGAAGACCTGCACAAGCTCGCCGCCGCGAAAGACGCTGAAGTCCGTGTTGCCGGGAAAGGACTCCGTCACCTCGAGCGCGAAGGCTCGAGAGATCTGCTCGATGCCCGCCTCGATCCGGACGCTTTTCCAACCTGCGTAGGACTTGCCGCCGACCTTGATCGTGACTTTATTCACTCAAAACCCTCAGCTTAGAAGCAGGGCAAAAGCCCTCATGCTCGACGCCGTTTCGTCGGGCAATCTCAAGGTCTCTGTCCGCGTCGTCGTGGTAGTCGTAGGCAAGCACGACAGCCGGGAAGACGTCGTCAGGCTTGACGATGACGACGTGCTGGAGCGCATCAGCCTTGTGAGTCAGCACGTCGAAGATCGCCGTGCGAGCCTCATCGAGGACTTGATACATCTCGTCGCTTTCTTCCATCAGCAGCTCGTCATCGAGCACCTGACAAAGTTCATCTCGGAGCTCCACGATCTCGTCGTAGGACCGCGTTGTCGTGCGCGTGTCCTCCTCACCATCCGGCGAGGAGACGTCTTTTGACGTCGCGACAAGCGTGCTCACGCCGACCATCTGAGCGATCAGAAGCTGTCGAACAAGCGTCTCGATTGCGGCCTGCGACTTCATGACCTGCCTGGTGACGTCGGACATCGGCTCGCCCTTGCGTTCAGCGTATGCCTTCGTCCGCGCCTTCAGCTTGTCATGCTTGCACAGATTCTTCAGAGACTTTGCGACGCCTCGCCACGCCGAAACCGTCGTCGCCCAGCGCGAGAGCCCGAGGGCACCCGCAAGGCGAGTGGCGAAGATCTTCGGGTCGGTCGAAAGCAGGGCCATCGCCTTGTCGGCAAGATTGGCCACGCCTTCGGCATAGTCGAAGAGCTTACCGAGGTCACCTGCGCTCACAAAGTTGAGAGCGTCGAGGAGACTGCCCTCGAGCGCACTGTCGACCCAGTCATTGATTGTCGACAGGTCGAAGTCCTCGCAGAACTTGTCGACGGCGCTCTTCTCGACCGCGTCGGCCGCCTCGAGCGCTTCGGTGTCCTCGTCCGCCGTGACGGCAGGAAATTCGAGGTCACCCGCCTCAGTCGCTGTGATCGTGACCGAAGCGACGCCCAGCCCCTGATCGAACTGAAGCTCGCTGACAGAGGTGATCGTCACCTCCATCTCGCCGAGCCAAGGATGGATCAGAGTTCCCGGACCGGGCTCTTCGAGCTCATGCATGAGCGCTTGAGCCTGCTCGAGATAGTCGCTGCCGACGACGAAGCACTGGAGCGTGATGTTTCGCGTCGCGCGGCCCATGTCCTCGACGTAGGGTCGATCACGTTGCGGGTACTCATGCACGACAGTGCGACGGCCGACCGTGATGCCCGAAGCCTCTACTTCAAAAGGCACGCCCCTGAAGGAGGCAGGCTGCAGCTGTTCACTTAGCACACTCATACATCACCACGAGAAAGCGCCCTCGGTGTAGCGCTGAGAAGCGCCAACGGAGCCTTGAATCTGAAGCCCGCGATCGGACTTGACGTCGGTCACACGCGCCGAGGTGCCCTGAGCGGCCGCAACCTCAACGGCCAGACGGCCCTGCACGGATGCAGACGGCATCTGGACGCGCTCCTGCTTCACTTGCTGGGCCGCAGGCTTCTGGGCATCGAGCCCGAGCCACGACTTAGCGAAGTCCGGCACGAGAGAGCCGAAGTCGATCTTTCCGAACAGCTCGGCGATCATCTCGCCGATGCTTGCGAGCATGTCGCCCGCAGTCTTCTTGAGACCTTCCCAAGCAGCGAGCCATTTCTCAGGCAGGATGCTCAGGGCGGCATCGAAAAGCTGTCCGAAGCCCTCGAAGACCCCAGGCAGATCGGCGCTCATGAATCGATCGCTGATCTGCGAGACGGCAGAGAAGATCGAGCCGACCCAGTCAGTGAGTCCGCCCCAGACGGCCTTGACGCCGTCCGCAACGGCCTTGCCCACGCCCTCGATCACAGACCAGATCTTGTCCCAGTTGGCAATGATCGAAGGCGCGACCGCCGCCGCGACGGCAGCGATGATGAGCCCGATCGGGCCGACCGCTCCGGCCATCGCGATGCCGACTGCCTTCGCGGCAGTGGCAAGCGCGCCGAACGTCTGAACCATCGTGATCACGGAGGATCCCAAGGAAACCAGAGCAAAAAGCGTCTTGCCTGCGATGATTGCACCGAGGCCGTAGAGGACCGTGTTGAAGCCGCCCAAGGCATTGAAGGCGCGGATCGCGTAGTCTGCGAAGGTCAGCAGGCCGCCGACGATTCGCTCGAAGTCTATCTTGCCGAAGGCCTCTGCAAACCGCTCGGCGACGCCCGCGAATCGCTCGCTGAAAGCTTCACGATTCGTGACGATGATGCCCTGCAGTCGCTGCGCCATCGCGCTCACGGTCGGCACAAGAATTGAGCCAATCGTGCGGCCGACGGAGGAGATCACCATCCTGAGGTTGGTGAGGTCGTCCGTGAGCTTGGCGGCCGCCGCCGTGTCTTCGTCCGACATGATGATGCCGAGAGCACGAGCTTCTGCGGCCATCTTGTCGAGACCCTCAGCGCCTTCGGTGAGGGCCGGCAGGATCTTGCGCCCGCTTTCGCCCATCGCGGCCATCGCCATCTTGGCACGCAAAGCCGGATCTTCGTTGCGCTTGAGCGCGTCCGAAAATTCCCTGAAGAGGACTTCTGTCTTCTTGACGTCGCCGTTGGCGTCACGCACGCTGATGCCGAGCTTCTCGAAAAGCGTGAAGGCATCAGAGCTCGTGTCGAGCCCGTTGGCAATCTCTGTGACGTGCTCGGAAAAGTCCTTGAGCGCGTCCTCGAGGTCCTCAGGCGCGGCACCTGCTCGCGTAGCAGCGTAGCTCCACTCCTGCAGGCGCTCGGAAGACAGACCGCATCGAGCGGCCATCTTGTCGAAAGCGTCGCCTGTGGACGCGAAGTCACTGATGCTTTGCTGGAGCGAGAAGCCGACGGAAGATGCCGCCGCCAGAAGCGGACCGGAGAGCTTCTCGCCGAGCTCCTTGGCCTTGTCCCCAACGTCCTTCATTGACGAGGAGAAAAGCGCCATCTGGCGCTTGAGGCTCTTGAAGTCGGTCGACTCGACGATCTTCTTCAGGCCCGTCCACTTTTTTGAAAAAGCCTGGATGACCGGCGCGGCGGTGTCGCGCACAGCCAGTACCGCTGTCAGGCGGAAATCCTTACCTGCCATCAGCTAGCTCCTTTTGTATGCGATTCCACTGCGCCGTGTACAGCGAAAGTTCAGACAAAGGCATCTGAAGGAATCTCTCCGGGGAGAGCTTCCAACAGAAAGCCAGATCGAAGCAGCTCTCGATCAGCTCGCTCAGATCGTCTGCGCCGTATCGCCGAAAAAACCCACGACCGTCCAAGTGAGGGCCGTGAAGTCGGAGACGGCGAGCTTGTCCACGACGCTCGGCGGAATCTTGCCGAGCTTCGAGACATAGGCCGCGCAGATCTTCGTGATCGGCTGGGGCATGCCGCTCTCAGTAAGAGAGAACGGCAGGCCCAGCTCACGCACGAGCTTCGTCGTCGGCTCTGCGAGCTCGAGCTCAGTGATGCTCTCGCCCGCATGCTCAATCGGAGTCTTGAGCGTGTAGATCATGCGAGATCTCCGTCAAGACCATCGAAGCGCAGAGAGACCGTGCCGTCAACGGGCTTGAAGGCCGCGTCGCCGACGAGATACGCGTCGCTCAGCGTATAGACCATGCCATTCGCGCACTCGGCGGTGATGGTCATCGCCTCAGACTCGACGAGGGTGCTCGTCGGGAAGTCAGCGGTCACGATGAAGTCGCCCGCGATGTACGGAACGTTGACCGTCTCCTTGAAGCCGACGGGACCGCCGGTCGAGGACATGCTCTCGCGAGTGACCTTGGCCATCGGGAACTCGAGGTTGCCCTGGAGCTCGAGCTGCTGACCGTCAACCTTGACGTAGCAGGTGCCTGCAATTTTCTTACCCATGGTTTACTCCTCGCTGTACTGCAGACGGAACTGGTTGAGGAGCGCGAAGATCCTCAGCTGATTGACGTAGTCGGGCGGGAACAAGACATTCAGGCGATTGGGATTGTCGACATCGCGCTCGACGATCAGATGTGCCTTGAAGAGGTCGCGGTTCTCGCAGATGCCCTTGAGCTCGAGTCGAGCGTACTCGGCGACAAGCTCGCCCTTGATGACGGACGGCGTCACGATGGCCTGACCGGCACCGTAGCGCGTGCCATCATCGGCAAGCTTGTGACGAGCGTACTTGGACGTGATGATGCTCTTGAGTCGACGAAGGATGTAGGCGCTCGTGTGAAGCGTCTCAGAGTCGAGATACGAAGCGTCCGCGTCGCCCATGCTGTTGCGCTGGTACGTCGTGACAGCACGTTCAATCTGCACCGTGCCGCTCACTGTCGTGAGCGTGGCGATGCCGGACTCAAGGAGCGTCTGACGCTCAGTGAGGATGAAGCGCTTGCCGACCGGAGAGGCCATCACGCCCGTGAGGGCACCAGTCTGCGTCGGACGAGCCGGGTCGGCGCTGATGAAGACGGCCGTGCGAGCCAGGTAGGCGGCGAGAACCTCTTCGACGGCGGTCGGCATGGCAGGCTCAACGCCCACGATGGTCGCGTGCTGATCGTTGCGGGCCGTGCCGAAGCTCTTCAGGGTGTTGATGTCGCCACGCTTTGCGGTGTAGACGTGACCGAAGAGCATGCGGTACGGGGACCAACGGCCAGACGTGTCGTTCATCTCTGTCTGGAAGGCGTCGAGGACGGCCGTGTCGGCGTAAGGACAGCCAATGAAGTCGTAGGCTTCATCGCCCATCGCCTTGATCGCATCCGCAACTTCCGGATCGACAGTGCCGCCGTTCATCGCGGTGATCTTAACTGAGATGCCGGAAGGCATCGCTTCGCCATTAATCAGGCCGCGCAGGTTGACGTTGAGCTGAATGCCGTTGCCGACCGTGCCCTTCGTCTTGGCCGTGAAGGTCACGACGCCAGCGACAGCACCGGCCGTGACGGGAAGATCCTTCTTGAGAGAGATCGCGTCGGAGAGAGCGGTCGCAATCGTCTCGCCCGCGTCGCCCGTTTTGACAGCGACCTGAATGCGTTCGCCGCCGACATAGAAGGAAAGGGTGCCGGCCTCAAGGGCTTCACCCTTGACTTCGGCCTTGCCGGTGGCAGCGCCTGCGGACAGACCGTCCTTGACCGGGATGCAGACGAGCTGACCGAAGCTATCGACCGTGCGATAAGCCTCGACCATGCGCGCGAGCATGGAGCCGCGACCAAAGAGCTTCTTGGCCATGGCCGCAGTCGAGACCGTCACGGGGACGCCGACCTCAGCAGTGCCGTCAAGCATCTGGCCGATGAGCAGAGACTTGGACTCATCCGTCGGCGTGGCCGCCGCAGAATTGTCCATCTCTGCATAAAAAAGCGGCACTCGGATGCCGCTGGGAATAGTGTTAAAGCTAACGCTCATTGTTCACCTCTAAGTGTCCTTCAAGGATTCCGTCAGGCTTGCCCTTCGTGGTCGATGGGTCGATGCAGTCGACGTCGATGTCCGCGCCTTCAAGCTCGGGCAGGGCATCGAGCTCGATCTTTTGGTACGTGTCGCTCGTGTCGAGATAGGTCTCGTAAGAGAACTCCAGCTGATACGCCGCGCGAGCATCGTCCATGTAGATCAGAGAGCCCCCCTCGAAGATAATTGGACCGTGCTCGTCGCGCGGTCGCATCGTCCAGGAGAGGATGCCCTTGAAGACCTCCGGCTTAAGAAGCTCGATCCACCTTCCTGCGTCCTGACCTCGCTCGTCCGCATAGTTCGAGACGAGCAGGATCACCCCGAAGACGTTCGTCACGGTTTGGTAGTAGCCGACCGCGTCATCCATCGGGCCCGCGTCTTCCCTGAGGGGGACGACGTAGGCTGCAGGAAGCGGAGGCGACTCGTCTTCAGTGAGTCCCGCCCACTGAGCCGCGCCAGCAACGCGCGTGCCGAATGTCGGACAACGCACTCGAAGCGCTTTGATGATTGGGTCAAGAGTCATGTCTCACTCACTTGATCGCGTCGCCCAGCGCATCGAAGATCTGGTCTTGCAGAGCCTTCGACTTCTCTTGAGCGGCTTCTGGGATGAAGTTTTTGCGGGGCGCAGCGACCTTGACGCCGCCACGAGCCTTGTGCTTGCGCGCCTGATCTGCCGTCTCGGTGCCCGGGCCTCGATGGCCATAGACCACAAAGGCGGGGTAGTACACGGGCATATTGCTTGTCTTGGTCGGGTAGACCGCAACCGAGTAGCCCGACTTGGAGACCTTGGTCCGGATCGACCTCGACATCTCGCCCGTCTGACGGCCTGGAAACTGCCCCGCTTCAGAAACAGCACGACGACTGATCATCTTGCGGGCAAGTTTGCGGACCTCGTTGCCCGCCTTGCGGAGAGCAACTTTCAGCGGCTTCGGGTCGTAGTCAATTGCCTTGAAGCCAGGATCTACGCGGCATGCTACAAGCATCGCCCTTCTCCTCCACATCAAGAACCGTGAAGCGATCGAGGCCGCCAAGATCCGCTACGCGGCGCAGGCGGTAAGTCGTGCCGTCGATGAAGATCTCCGTCACACCCTTGAAATCCTGAGGTCGCGTTCGTCCTGGGATCGAGCGAACGATCACTCGATGAGTGACGCCCGACTCAACCTGCTTCGAGCCGTAGTAGATGCCGGAGCCAACTGGCTCAAGCTTCCCCCACAGCACATCCTCCTTGAGACTCGACTTCGTGAAGCCGAGTCGCTCATCAGGGAGGCTGACCGTGTGGTAAATCTTGACGCGCCTGTTGAGCTCGCCGATGCCGGGAACGTTCATGACCAAGTCCGATAGGGATCAAGCAGGGCGTCAACGAAGGGGAGCTTTTTGAGCTCGCCCGTCGTTGCGGCCTGACGCTGTTCGTAGAAGTGCGCGACCTGCATCAGAATCCACTGCCGGATCGACGCCGGCACGTCAGTCGGATCTTCTCCGAAGCCGACGGTGCCCTCGCGCGTGATCAGGCCGCGCTGCAACTCGTGCTCTGCTCGCTCGGTGGCGGAGAGCACGAGCGCTCTGATGAGATCGTCGTCCGCACAGTGGTCAATGCGCAGGTGCGCCTTGGCCGCCTCCAGGCTAACCGCCGGGAGGGCAGTGGCGGTATCGACTGCCATCAGACTTCTCCTTTAATTAGACCGGAAGGGCGAGAGAACCGCCGCACAGAGCGGCCGGACGTTCGACGCCGAAGCCGAGACGGCGCTCGGCGCGGATCGTGACGAGGTTCTTCTGGACGTTGTCGACGTCCTGCTCGAACATCTCGACCGTAAGACCCTGACGCGTCCAGAGCGTGGCGGCCTGAGTAAAGTCGCCGACCATGAACTTGCCCTTCTCGATAGCGGGCGTAGCCCACACCGGAAGGCCCCAGAGAGCCTTCGGAGCGACAGAAGCCGGGTGACCCAAGTAGTAGTCGCCGCTCTTGTTCTTCTGCATCATCATCGAAGACCAGTCGACCGGATTCATGAGAATCACGTTCGGGCGATAGAAGGCCTGCTCGACCTTGGTCTTGGCGAAGAGGATGAGATCCATGAGCGTCGCGTTAGCACCAAGATCCTCCTTCGTGGCACCGTGATCGGTGAAGTTACCTTCCTTGAAGATGCCGCCGAGGTGATTGGTCGAGCCGTCGCCCTTCACGAGTTCGTCTTCAACGACCAGGTCGATGCCGTAGACGAGGCGCTGATTGATGTAGGCAACCAGAGCGGGAGCGTCGGCCATGAGCTGCTTGGAGACTCGGGCGAGGTGAGCGATCGTGGAGATCGTGCCCTGCTTGAGCTCGAAGTTCGTAGAACCGAAGGGCTTCTGAGCGCCTTCAGCAACGAAGGCCGCGCCGTTGACGTTCTTGGCCTCGTTTTCCTGCACGTACTCGTAAGCGTTCGTGGCGACGGGGATCGTCGGGAAGAGGCTTTCGATCGTGAGCGGACGGAAGGCACCTGCGAGGATGCCGGGACGGCGATAGGCCTGAACGATGCCGCCAGTCGGGGTGACGATCGGGTTTTCGGCGTCCTTGAATTCAGCGGCCTTCTCAGCGACTTCGAAGCGGGCGGCGCGGCAGGAGCCATCGGCCATCGCCTTGAAGCCGGCAGACTCAACAAAGAGATCGCCGACGGACTTGACTTCGGGCTTCTGGTCCTGACGCTTCAGACCGTTCTGCTGAAGCTCGAGGAGTTGACGGGCAAGCTTGGCCTGCTTGTCGCCGAGGCACTGCAGGTCAGCGGCGGACTTGGAATTCTGATCGGCCATCTTGGCGCCGATCGCATCGATCTTGTCAACGATGCTCTTGATGGTTTCTTCGTTCATAGGTTTACCTCATTGGTTAAAAAGACTGCTCAAGCTTCTGGAGCTTTTCGAGCAGAAGCGCCGCAGACTTTTCATCCTCAGACTCCCTCTGAGCGAAAATCTTCTTGGCTTTTGCGACGATGCTCGTCGCGACGGACTTCGAGAAACCGCCTGCATCCCGCAAGAAATTTTCGAAGTCCCGAATAGTTTTCAGATCATCGACATCCTCGGATCGGACTTCGGTGATGCGGGCGGCGCTGTCGGCAGGGAAGGACACGATGCTCACCTCGAGGAGGCGACCAATGTCCGTGAAGTCACGGCCGCCTTCCTCTTTCTCCGTGTAGGCCGCAGTGCCGTCACGAAGCGTGAAGCCGATCGACAGTCCGTCGACCGTGCCGTGCTTGAGCGCAGCGAGGACGGCGTCGGCTTCGGGATTGCCGGGCGTGAATTCGCCTTCAACGCGCAAGCCCTTCTCGTCTTCGTACACGTTCGTCCACTTGCCCACAGGCAGACCCCACTTGTGCCCGAAAAACATCTTGGGCATGCCGTATGTCTTCAGCGTATTGGCGAAAGCGCCACGGCGGATCGTGTCGCCGTAAGAGTCATTGCCATCCCAGACGGAGGCGTAGCCGCTGAAACGGCGGGACTCCCCGCCCTCGAACTTCAGGTCAACGTCCTGAAGCGAAATCTTTTTGTAGATAGTCATAGTCACTGCCTCACAATCGAACCATCGTCGGGTGAATGCCCTTCACCAGGCACCGCCGTCATGGCATTGATCGGGACAAGGTTGCTCTGAGTCGTCAGGTCGTCGCCGCCGTCAACGGGCGGGAGGTTCTCGAGCTTGCGGATCTCATTGCGACTCATCAGGCCGTTTTGAGCCATGGTCGCGTAGTACGACGCCTGAGTCGTCTGGTCGGCCTTCAGGAAAGCCTCGGTCTTGAACTCGATCGTCACGTCGGTTTCCCAGATGGGGATCAGCCTGCGCTCGAGCGCCTGCACAAAGCTCGTGCAGAGAGGATTGATCGTGTACGTGTGGAAGCCCTTCGTGATTTGCTCGATGCCGGATCCCCATGTCGTCTGTGCATTAGAGCCGACAAGAACGCCCGGCACGCCGAACCACCTGCAGATTTCCTCGACCGTAAACTTGCGGGTTTCGAGAAGCTGGGCGTCGGCCGGCGACAGGGAGAGCTGCGAGTAGCGAAGCCCACGGTCGGCGATCAGAAGGCCGCCGCCGGCAGAGGTCATCTGCTTGCCGAAGCGCTCCATGAGCTTCTTGAGCTGTTCGTCGCTCAGGGAGCTGTCAGTCTGCAAAACGCCGGAAGGCTTCGAGCCCTTGCCGTAAAGCAAGTTTGCGTTGTCCTGCGCCTTGACCGCTTCATTGAGCGAGGCCCGCATGAACTCAAGCTTAGAGAGACCGACAAATCCGTTGCCCATTCCCTTCCAGTGGATCACGTTCTCAGGCGCCATCACCGAAATCACGCCGTCTTGGTAGTACGTGTAGACCTCACCACCCTCGACGACCGACACCTCCATCTGATCCGGCGAAAGCGGGATCAGGGCGATTGGCTCGCCCTCACCGTCTCGCTCAATGCGCGCATAGGCGTTGCCACGAAGCAGTCGATTGACCACCATCGTCGAGATGAACTCAGACGGCGTCATCCAGGCATTCGGGCGCTCGTGCAGGAGCATCCACAGGCGGCTCTTGCGGTCCGGCACTCGTCCGTCGCCTTCCTGCCGGAAGACGAACAACGGAAGAGTGCTGATTGTGTTCGCCAGAAGCTCAACGCACGAGAATACGGCGGAGATCTGAAGCGCCGCATCGGACGGCAGCAGGCGCGTCTGGTCAATGACGGGTTCGATGGGCTGTGCGAGCTGCATGCCCGACGAAGTGCCCATCGGGCCGCCCCAACCCGCCACCCAATTGATTAAGCGGCGTACAAACATAAAGCTTTACCAAGCAAAAAAAGTGTCCTCGGCGGATGTGGACATGCCTGCCCAACGGTCGCCCTCGCCCGTGAGCGCATTCCCGAGCCCCATGATGAGAGCGACGACGCCGTCGATCTTCTCTTCGTAGCGTTCTTTGCGCGGGAAGATGTTGTCCTTGGCGTCAACCTTCGCGACGACGTTTCCCATCATCCATGTGAGCAGGGGGTTGCCGTCGTGATGCAGGCGACCATCGAGGACGAGCGCCTCAAGGCTCTTCATCGGGTCGCTGAAGTTCTGAACGGTCGCACGGCACTCGATCATCGGAGCGCCGTCGTCCGCAAGCGTTGTAGCTAGCTGCGTCGCCTGCCACGGGTCGTAGACGATCGCGAGGACATTGAAGCGGCTGAGGTCGGATCGGATCTCTTCCTCGACGACGTTGAAGTCCGTCATTGCGCCCTCAGTCACGCGCAACAGGCCCTCTTCGCTCCAGCCTGAGTACTGAGCGTTCGCGCTGGTCTCGACTGCACGCCTCGGCAGGTAGCACTGGCAGAAGACGTAGTAGTGAGTCCTGTCGTCGTCCTCGACGCGCGGGAAGATCAGGATCTTCGCGGTCAAGTCAGACTTTGAGCCAAGGTCGAGGCCGATGTAGCACTCACATCCCTCGAAGTCGTCAAGGTTTGCGGAGCATTCGGCGCGGCCCCACGCCCCCATGTCCATCCAGGCGCTCGAGGCCGAGCACCAGACGTCCAAGTGCTTCGTCTTGAAGTTGTTCATTGCGGACGGGAGAGCGATCGCCTTTTTCTGCAGGCTCTCGATCATCTCCGGCCGAACCGAGACGCCCCAATTGGGATTCGCCTTGATGAGCGCGGCCTGCGTCTTCCAGTCGTCACCGTCATCGATTCCGAAGATGACGCCGAACTGTGTTTCGTCGTCGGCCTCTCTGCGGAGGACTCGCGTCACCATGGTCCGCACTTCGTAGCAGATGCCCGCAGTGTTGAAGCCGGCCGTTGTGATCACCCACAGCAGAGACGAGCGGCGCTTGCCCAGAGACGTCTCGACGACGTCATAGACGTCGCGCGTCTTGTGAGCGTGTAGCTCGTCGACTACAGCGAGGTGGGTATTCAAGCCGTCAAGGGTCGAGCCTTCGGCGCTCTTCGCTTGAAACGTGCTGTTTGTCTGCGGGACGTACAAGGCATTCGCCAGTACGTCGAGCCCGAAGCGGGCGCGCAACGGAGCGTTCGTCGCTGCCATCTGCTTCGCGTCACCGAAGACAATCTTGGCCTGATCGCGCGTAGTCGCGAACGAGTAGACCTCAGCGCCGGGCTCCTTGTCTGCGACAAGGCAGTAGAGGCCGACGCCGGATGACAGACAGGATTTCCCGTTGCCCCTGGGCACCTCAATGTAGACGCGCCGGAAGCGACGCCCGCCGTCCTCACGACGTCTCCAACCGAAGGCAGTCGTCAGGATGAAGACCTGCCAAGGCTCGAGCTTGATGCGCGTACCGGCAAGCTCACCCTTTGTGTGAGTGAGCAATTCGATGAAGCGACAGACTTCATTGCCCTTCGCCTCGTCAAAAAGAAAACGACCTCGATCGCCGAAGCGAGTGAGGTCGTCTTTCTGTCTCTGACACGCAAGCTTCACCCACTGGCAGGCGGGGATCTTGCCGCCCAGCACATCGTCGATGTACCGGCGAGCGATAGAGCAGTAGTCCTTAGAAGCCATCGAAATCGTTGCTTTCCTCGGTCGACGCGTCGGCCTTCACGCGGGCGCGCGAGACGGGCGTAAAGCCGAGCTCCTTTTCGCAGGCCATCATCACCTGCTGAACTTTTATTAGCGCATTAAAGCGCGGATTCAACTTGTCCGACGGCGTGCCGTCTTCGTTGAGAAGCACGACGTCTTCGGCCTCGAGGGCCTTTGAAATCTTTCTGTAGAGCGCGTAGTTTCTCGCCCAGCGCTCAAGCACCGTGACGTCGAGCGCAGTCAGCACGCCTTCAGGCGCGCAGCTCACAGCGAGCTTCCAGGCTTCACGCGCGTCCTTCGTCAGAAGCGGCGGCGGAGTGCCCGTGAGCTTGGCCGTCGAGGCCAAAACGACGGGCTCTCGCCTGCACGGCTGGAGCGTGCCGGTCGCGGCCTTCACGGCGTCAGGAGTTCGAGGTCTCGGCATTTTTCAAAACTATGCGAATTGCATGTGCAGAAAATGAGGTGGGGGCGCGGTCTAGAGCAAACCAATAAAGAGTTTCAACCCACCCCACCACTCTCGATAGATTAAATCTTCACGAGGGAGGCCGCCACAGCCTTGATGAGCTCGATGGTGATTGGGAGCGACTGCTCGACCGCGATCGTCTTGAGCTTCGACCAGACTGCAGATGATCTCATGCTGTCGAGCACGTCGTGCCCGGACATCGTGAGGCGCGGCACAGTCGAGCCGTACTGACAAGGGGGCGGAGGCGCGACGCAGAGATCGATCTCGACGCCTGCAACCAGTCCGGCCTCGATGGCGAGCAGGAGGTGACCGTAGTACACATCCTCTTCGGAGCTTTCCTCGCCGAGCGACCGAAGGCGTCTGGCCTTCTCCTCAAGCGAGGAGAGCTTCTCGTCGAGACAGTCAGCCTCGATGTCCTCAAGAACTTCTCTGATCTTTGTCCAGTCGCGCCGCATTGCCGAAGCCTCCGTCTTCTCGTGCTGTCTTCTTCGAGTGACAGGCGTGACATAGCGCCTGCAGGTTGTCGACATCCCACATCAGATCTTGATCGCCTCGATGCGGCCTGATGTGGTCGACGTCGGTCGCCAACTTGATGATCCCGCGCTTCTCACACTCAACACATAGCGGATGCGCTGCTAGGATTCGAGCTCGAAGGCGTTGCCACTTGTAGCCGTAACCTCGAGCAGCCGACGAGCCGGTTCTCTCTGTCCGGCGCCTCTCCCGATCGGCCGCGAACTTCGCGTCACGAGCCTCGCCTGCGGCCTTGTGTGCTTCGCAGTACTTGGCGCCAAGCGGGACCGGCTTGCGGCAGCCTGGATACTTGCAGAGAGTCAAGATCGGCATCCTTCACCTGAATAAAAGGTTCATCTCGGAAGGCCGCGTTCCACGGACTTCCGA